ATTGAGGCCAGCATGGCTATTTCATCTTCTTTGTAGGTGGGAAACAACTCTGCCAACTGCTTTCTAATAGCACTTGCCCCTGCACCAACATCCTTCTTCTTGGGCGAAATCCAGTTGTGTCTGGGTGTGCCCATGTTTGGACTCACTGTGGTGGCACACAACCATTGCAGTTCAGGATGCCGATTGATGTTAAAGAAGTGTTTGTTCAATCGCTCGTTGGTGGAGATCAAATAAAATTCTTGCAAGTCCCGTGAACCTTCTACACAGCTGGCCCAACGAATCATGAGATAGTTAGAGAACTTTTTGCGTTCCTCGTCTGTGAGTTCGCAATAGAAGTTTCTGTTTTTGCGATCCAGTTGTCGCATCTCGTTGGCAATGTTTAGTTTGTCGCTCACTTGTCCACTTTGATTAGTTTGTATATCATTATAGCACGTTCTAGGGAGTCTTGTAAAGCAGGCGTGGTCTTGGCCAAGCGCCTGATGTCCGCCCACATTTTATCTTCCCGGATGTGATCAACCAAGGGTCTACCATCTGAGGTGCGTTTGTCATAATCAATTTCATGCCCACTCACAGGATCATATCCATATCCAATCAATTCACGTGTGTCAGGATCGGCGCCTGCTTCTCTAGCATACACTTCATTGCCCACACGCTCATAGATGTATGTGGCACCAGGTTTAAGAGTTCCCATACCGGTAACCATATTGAGTGTGTGCCCAGCGCAGAAAGCGTTCCAGGCCTTCTTGGTCTTCGGGATAACTTTCCAGGTAAATTTTTACCATGCGAGTCAAGTTTTCAAACAGTTGTGATTCAGTATAAGGCATGTGTCACCATGATTTGTTGTAGTCTACTATCTCACAGTTGCGACTGATGTCTTTCACAAAGTACACACAGTCTGGATCAGGATCATCATTTAATGGTACGGCCAACAACTGACCATTCTTTAACTTGGGTGCATACCAGCTCACCTCATGATACACATCTAGTATTTCAATGTCTGGAAAACTTGGACGAAAACTAGTTAGTGGGTTGAACTGAAACACTCTAAAGCCACGATCATTTATGCTGGTCAAGGGCAACACTTCCAAGTCACCTACTTCAGGTTCACCTATGAGTATCTGCCAATCCATGGGCATCTTTATGGTGTTCTCTCCAATGCGTAATACTAACGCAGGTGCATTGAAACTCTCTAAAAAGATCAGTGGAATAAAATGATAGTCTGGTTCTTGTGGGTTTGAATTGTCTAGTATGGCAAACCTCATGTCATCTACCTCTTCAGGCAAATGATCTAGGTCGTAGTGGATGTTGTCTAGGGTTAATATTCGCATGTTGTTATAATATACTGTTGTGTGACAAAAGTCAACCTATTTTCATCCAGTCTAGTTTTTCTTGTGTAAAAGGATAGTTGGCTTCCTTGTAAAACTGTTTGCGCTTGGTCAAATGACGCTTGGCGAATTTACAAGTACTGGTCAAGTCCCAGATTTGAACATGGTCTTTGTCTTCTGCTTTACGTATGCCACGGCCAATTGACTGAATAACCCTAACAAATGACTTGCCAGGCTCAACAAGCACCAGATTAAAAATCCTAGGAATATTAATACCCACGGCAGCGACGCCATAAGTTGCCACAATAATTTTATCGGTTGCATCAGCCACTTCATCATATTCTGCTTGCCTCTTTGTTCCTTTGGTTGCGCCACTAACAAACACTGCTTTGTCTCCTAGCCTTGCAACCAGTTGTCTACCACACTCGGTGCGGTCTACCAGCACCAAGGTGTTGCCTGTTTCATTTACTCTGCGCACAAGATCCGCCATGGTATCCAGTCGCCCAGACTCTTCCAGCAAGTACTTGAGTTCACTTTGATAGTCCTTGTATTCCACATGATCAATCAACTGTACAATGTTCACATGACAGTTGGCCAACACACCTTGTTGTTGCAGTTCGCTGGCACTAAGTTTACCAATCACAGGACCTAGGCTCACTAGCAGTGCTTGGCTTTCAAACTTTTCTTTGGGCACTGTTCCGGTCAATCCCCAACGAATTGGCACTCTAGCCATCACACCTGTTAACAAGGTTTTGAGTGCATCTGCTTTGGCCATGTGTACTTCGTCCACAATAACACACACAACATCTTCCAGGAACTCACCTATGGTGCAGTCGCCTATGCCAGCTTTGGTGGTCTTCAACAAGTTGTTTAGGCTTTGCCATGTGCATATGGTGTGTTGACGTCCGTATTCTTTTCTGTCACCAAAGTACACACCAACATCTTGTTGCATGTTGATATAGTCTGCTTCGGTCTGTGTCACAAGACTCTTGTTGGGCACAATCACAATACTGCGCCCATACGGTGTGACAGCATTGCTCAGGGCCGCTGTCATAATGGTCTTGCCTGCACCTGTGGCCACTTCCTGTATGCATTGTGGATTGGCTAGAAAGTTGTTGATGATTTCCACTTGATAGTCACGCAACATGATGGGTTCGCCTGCGGCTGGATGTGTCCGGGGCCATAACACATGCTCAAAACTTGTTTCAGTTACCTGTTCAAAGTTGAATGTGTTTGAATAGTCACGTTGATCATCCAGTTCGATATCGTAATTGAGTCGTTCCAAGATAGGCACAATCTCTGGCAACAAGTTTACATAAGTTGACCCACCCAATTGAAAGTATGCTACCTTGCCATCCCACCGTCCCAGTCGCACCGCTGGCAAATAACGTGCGGCAGGGTTTTCATATTTGAAAGCATTGACTAGAGCCTTGCGAGCATCCAAGTCCAGGCCTTCAATCTTGATGTTTACTTCATCACGTATTTGTATGGTTGCTTGTTTCATATGTTATAGCTCTGAGCTGTTGTATTGTAGAAGGAAATTCATTGAGTCCATCGCATTGAATTTCTAGATAATTTTGTCTCAACAAATGTTGCAAATATGCTTCATCAAAAATACTGTTTACAACAATTTCGCCATTGCAGCCTGAGATCAAGTTGTACAAGTATTGATGAACTCTGTTTTGACTGTTGTGGAATTGTTGTAAGGACAAAAATTTGCTGTGCTGGTTACGTATTGTAGTGATATCAATTGTGGTAGTCAAGTTTAATTTTGACACAATATTTTTAAAACTGTTTATAAAATTATCAAATATATCTTGAGTATTAAGTTCTACTGTGGCATTTACATTTGAATATTTTGTAGGATTATACATTACTCGGCACACATCTGATATCCAAAACGAACACCATTCTCTCATGATCCACAGTGGAACATGTTCATCCAATTTACCATGATAATTCCATTGCGTACTAAGTTTATGCTCTGCTTCTTCTTCTGATAATTGTTCCCGAATGTAACTTAATAGGTTTCCAAGTTTTGCCTTGTAAAACTGATTGTTGTAGTAGTCCAAGGTATGATTTGAACAAGCACGTATTAACACCGTGTAATCCGCATCAATGTTACATTCTGGAGAATCAATGTGTCCATATGTTATGATTGGGTACAATGCTTTTTTCTTTGACCAAAATTGATGACTGCTCCCGTCGGTGTTAAGTGCTAATCCTTCAAACGGCTCAGTTCTTAAATCGGTGTAATTGTAGATGCACTGTGAAAGGTAAGTGCCATAACAACCGTGTGGGAAATAAACTTTGATCATGTAGTAGTATATACTTATTGCAACACAAAGTCAAAAAAACAGGCTCCGAAGAGCCTGTTGTAAAAACCCGGGGCGGAGCCAACCAATCCCCGGGGTAAAACTCAATCAAGTAACAAAATAAGAAATGCCAACAAGAATGCAAAGCCAATGTGCCCTAAAAATATTAACAGTAGCACAATAAGCCAAGCCATGTTAGGCACTCTTCATGCAAGTTGTCTCAGCCATGCGCTTCCAATTGCCTTCAAAGCTCTTGCGCAAGTCTGCAATCTTCAGGGCCATACGCAAGCTCATCTCACGCAAACGATTTTGGTTTGCTTCCATGAACTCAACAATCTCGTCTTGCACACAAGGTTCAAAA